AATTTGCAGAATATCATACACGAGGTCGAGAAGAATTTATTCAACCTGAGCAAGGTAACTTAAACGATATACTTAGACTATCGGGATTGGGTTGATCTAAATAAACTGATGCGTGTCATTGGGCTAGGAGTATTGATGAAGATTATAACTAATATGATTGTTGCTATGTTTGTAACAATCATATTTTCATTTTCAGCTTATGCTGAATTACATAGTGATACATATATAGGTAACGGTCGAACATTTGTAAATCTTGACAGATCAATAATGCGAGGCGGAAAAGAGTATCCTGTATTTTATACATCAAGGGAAGATGTATACGCTTTCTCTTTTGATTATGTAGTTGCCGAGATGAAGGTAATGGATTATGATAAAGTTATAGCACAACGACATGGAGTTAAATTTACTTCGTATAACGACTTAGGCATTACATTGTTTATAGCTGATAGTCCAATGGAAGTAATGGATTTATATAAAAAGTTAAAAGCTGAACCAATGATTACATACACTGAGTTGGCATTGTTTGAAGCACATCCAGACATGAAAAAATTTGTTGTGAAACTAGATGATGTTGAAACTCCAATAGGTAATGTAATGTTATGGTTCACTAAATGGTAAGGATTACAATGAAACAACTTTTATTACTAACATTCGTGGCAGCAATTGTAACGGCATGTTCTAACCCTATGAGAGAGCATACATTAGCTCATATGCGAATGGCTCACATAGAAGATCTGTGTAACGAATATGTTCATCATGATCACGATGATCAACACGGCGGATCATATTGGCATACACACTGTATAGACAATCATAAATAATGACAGAACCAACACACAAATCATATGGCGTTGAATGGAAAGATGCTATAGATATGAACGACGGCGGGCATACGATAGCTTATAGATCATTTCTAATGATATTGCTTTTATCATTAGGATTTATAGGCGGAGCTTGCTTAGTCATTTTTGATTGGTTCCCAGTTGTGATGACACGCTGATAAATAAAAATAGTTGAAAGAAACTTGTTGACTTTCAACTACATATGTAGTACGATGAACTTAGTGCTACGAAAACTTAGGCACAAAACTAAAACTTAACTAGGCTAACATAGGAGATATATTATGGCTACTTTGGCAGAAATTCGTGCAAAACTTCGTGAACAAGAATCTCGTTCATCTAATCAATCAAGCGACAATAGTGTCTACGCATTTTGGAATATTAAAGAAGGCGATACAGCCGTTCTGAGATTTTTACCAGATGCTGATCCTACTAATACTTTCTTTTGGCGAGAGCGAGCAATGATTAAGCTCCCGTTCCAAGGCATTAAAGGTGGAGACGGTAAAGAAGTAATCGTACAGGTTCCTTGTATGGAAATGTATGGTGAGTCTTGTCCAGTACTTAACGAGGTACGTGGATGGTTTAAAGATTCTTCTTTAGAGGATATGGGTCGTAAGTATTGGAAGAAGCGATCTTATTTGTTTCAAGGTTTTGTAGCTGATAATCCACTACACGAGGATTCAACGCCAGAAAATCCAATCCGCAGATTTATTATTGGACCACAAATCTTTACACTTGTTAAAGATGCTTTGATGGATCCAGATATGGAAGAACTACCCACTGATTATACAGCAGGCTTAGACTTTAGACTGAAGAAGTCTTCTAAAGGCGGGTATGCTGATTACTCAACTTCATCTTGGGCACGACGAACACGCCCGTTGGATGATGCTGAAATGCAGGCAGTTAATACACACGGTCTGTTCAATCTAAATGACTTCTTACCCAAGAAGCCAGGTGACATTGAGGTAAAGATTATTAAAGAAATGTTTGAAGCGTCTGTTGACGGTGAAGCATACGATGAAGATCGCTTTGGTAACTACTACCGACCATACGGCATGTCGCAAAAGACAGGCGATCCGGTTGCACCTGCTACTCCTAAAGTAGAAGCACCAACTGTTACAAAAGAAGAAGCAGCAGATGTTCTTCCTGACGAAGAACCCGCTCCAGTTAAAACAAAGTCAGCTCCTAAAGCCGAAGCAGCCGCTGAAGCTAATGGCAATAATGCTAATGACATTTTAGCCATGATTAGAGCT